CTACGTCAACGACTACTACTCTTGTATCAACAACTACGTCAACGACAACTACGGTTGCTCCGACAACTACGTCAACGTCAACAACAACAGTGGCACCAACAACCTCGACTACCACTACTCTTGTACTGACTACTACAACTACTACCAGTACAACCACGTCAACTACAACTACGGTTGCTCCGACGACAACTACCACCACAACGGTTGCACCAACAACAACCACGTCAACGACGACTACTATCGCTCCGACTACGTCAACCACCACAACTACAGTTGCCCCGACAACAACAACCTCGACTACAACTACAGTTGCTCCGACTACATCAACGACGACTACGTCAACAACAACGACAGCGGGAACAACTACTACAACTACTACGGCATTGTACGAAACGGATTTCAGCGAATATAGCGACAGCAACCCATTAAGTGACTGGACAGAACGCTGGAATACAGGGGGGCAGAGTAACGTAGTTGAGGCCTGCGATTGTGCCGCAGGAATGCACTTACCCGACCAAACGCAGCATGTGGCTATAACTGCTATTGGCACGTATGAATGTTTGCTATCGTGGGACGATCTTGACGGATTAGTAAATGTTGATGTGCTAATGCTGGTAGGCAACATCAACGATGATAACGAAGCTATACGACTGGTTGTTCGGGGTAGCGGCACTGAAGCTCATGAAAATGGGTACTTTGTTTATATCTCGAATGCCTACTATATTGCGAAACTAATTGATGGCAGCAAAACAAATCTAAGTAGTGTTTTGTATCTGCAAACGAGAGCAGATCAAGGGTATTGGTGGCGGTTTAGAGTCCAGGGTAACACGTTAAAATGCAAGTTTTGGAATATTTGGACCATTGAACCTGACGAATGGCATTTGGAGTGCGAGGATAGTGACATACCAGGTGGCGGTTGGATTGGCATAAGCACAGATAGTGCACAAGTTTTGGATGTTAACTATTTTGGTGTAGCAACTGGCGGGCGAACCATTGGGGTAAATGATGCTAGCCCACTATTACGTAAACGCAGAGCACGATATTTTGGCACCCTGTACATGCCGACAGATAATGATGAAGCGGTTAACTGGGTTGATGCTATGGGAGGTCAAATGCCCGCGGGAGCTGGCAGGTATTTGGTAGGGATCCGTTTTAGGACTGCGGCAACCTCCGACGACTCAGCCTATGTTAGATTAGCTGTTTATAGCGGGGGTAGTTTGTCTTCTGGACCTGACGGAGCGACGTTACTTGCTGATAGTGGGCAAGTCCTGGCTAGTGTTGTGGGGGGCTGGAATACCTACACCCTACCCGCACCTGTAGAGGTTCCCAGTGATGCACCGCTATGGGTTGCGCTAAAAGCTAATGATGGGACGGTTGATGTGCTGTACTGGGCTGAAAGTGGTATTTGTGGGGATTACCAAATTGCTCGCGGTAGATTTCGTAGTGACACGGTAGATACTGACGAATCAGTAGCGTGGCCCTCAACCTGGCCTGCGGACGGTGGGAGTTTCAGTAGCAGGTGGCGAGCGGTTGAGGCCATTTTTGATAGTCTGACGACCAGCACGACCAGCACGACAACAACAACATAAGGGGTTTTTGATGCAAAGTAAGGATGTAGTTGTAATCACGGGGGGGTGTGGGTTTATTGGTCACCATTTTGTTGAGCACTTTCTGAGGTGCACACCGTGGGATATCGTTGTATTGGATAAGCTAACTTATGCTTCAAATGGGTTTGAGAGGTTACGGGATATTGAGGCCTACAATGATAAGCGTGTTCGAGTTTTTACGGTGGACCTCTCGATAGGTATTGAGAGGGATTTGGCACTGGAAATAGGTCCAGTAGATTACATCTTACACCTTGCGGCAGAAACTCACGTAGATCGCAGCATACTAGACCCTCAAAGCTTTGTAAGGGCTAATGTGCTTGGGACATATGGGATATTAGAATATGCAAAAATGCATAATCAGCGATATCCTAATAGATTGCGGGCAGTCCAATATTTCTCAACTGACGAAGTGTTTGGTCCCGCATTAATGCCTGGACAATGGGTAAAAGAAAATGATGAAGCTAAGGAAAATGGGGATTCCTTGAGCTTGAGATATCTTTATCAGGAGTGGAATCGATATAACTCGACAAATCCCTACTCAGCCACCAAGGCAGGGGGCGAAGAGCTCTCATTAGCGTATGCCAACACATATGGGATACCCCTTTTTATCACACATACAATGAATTGTTTTGGCGAGCGGCAACACCCAGAAAAATTCATACCCTTGGTTATCCGCAAGGTGTTAGCTGGTGAGGAGGTTCTTATCCACTCAGATAAGCAAAAAACCAGTAGTGGCAGACGCAGTTACATTCACTGTAGAAACGTTGCAAGTGGGGTTCATACCTTGTTGGCGAAATTTAGCCAGCGGGAGAAATATAACATTGTTGGCGAGCAAGAAATTGATAATTTGGGGCTAGCAAAGCTTATTGCGGATATCATTGGCAAGCCGTTGCATTACAATCTAGTGGACTTTCACAGCTCACGGCCAGGGCACGATTTAAGGTATGGTCTATGTGGGCGCAAAATGGAAAGGCTTGGTTGGAGGCCTCCTATTGAGTTTCAGCATAGTCTAGAAAAGACAGTGCTTTGGACCTTAGATCACCCCAAATGGCGAATCCTAGAGGCCTAAGACCATGGGAAATAGACCTAATACCATAAAGATAGATTCCTATGCAAAACGGCTTAAAATTGCCGAAAAGGTGGCCTATTCCCTCCTGAACAAACCTTATATTTGGGGTGGGGATAACCCCGTGCAAGGTTTGGATTGCAGCGGGTTGGTTATTGAGATCTTGAAAAGTGTGGGATTGTTGCCAGCCCAAGGGGACTGGAACGCAGAAAGTCTATATAGACGGTTCAAAGCGCATGAAATAGAGGAAGTAGATTTTACCGAAGGTTGTCTTGTTTTTTGGCAGAATAGCCAAGGAATATGTAATCATGTAGAGTATGCTTTGAGTATCGAGCTCTCTATTGGGGCTAGGGGTGGGGGAAGTACCATTAAGACCCCTAATGATGCACTGAAAAAAGGGGCGTACAGCAAAATTAGACCGTGGAAAGGCAGACCGGGGCGAACCATTAAAGCCTTGGTTGATCCTTTCCTTAACCCCTAAACAAAGGAAAGAGCACATGGGAGCAAAGTCATTGGCAGAAAAGGCCAAGAGAAAAGCAGAGAAGATTGCAGCAAAAAAAGCGGAAGTCAAAAAGGCGAGGTTAGCCAAAAAGGCCGCACGAATTGCCCGTAAAAAGGCAAAGACTGCAAAAGCAAAAGCGGGGAAAGCTAAAAAAGCACCTCCCCCAGTACCCGCAGCTAAAAAAGAAGGTTAAGTAGCAGTAGTATCCCATAATCAACAAAGGGGCGCTAATAAATGCCTGTGTATGATAGATTTGTCATGAGTATTAGTGAGCTTGAAGCCACTCACCGAACCTATGAGCAGCATCGTTTATTTTGGGATTTTTTATTAGCGTCATATGAAGGCTTGCGTGCGTTGGTAGCCGGGGGTTTTGCTATTCGCAGAAATGAACGCGAAAGCTACAACAATTATATGCGACGCATACGCGAAGCTTATGGGTTTAATTACTCAAGTAGCATTGTCGAAATATTCAACATGTACCTATTCAAATCACCCGCAAAACGGGATATGGGCGTGTTATCCGAGGACAAGCAATGGAAAATGTTTGAAACGGATTGCAATTTGTATGGGGATAATTTCCTGGTGTGGCTTTTAGAGTCCCAACGGTGGGCGGGTGTTTTGGGACATGTGGGTATTTTGATTGACAAGAGCTCTCGCGGATTTCAAACCGCAGAGGAGGAACTAAACGCAGGGGTTTACCCTTACGTTGCGCGATACTTCCCGCAAAATATCCTTGATTGGGAGTATAAGCGGGATGAGAACAATCGTCCGTACTTGAGTTATGTCAAAGTACGCGATGATGATGGGTACTATCGTATTTGGACCTCTGACTATTGGACTCGCTACCGCATACCAGAGGACCTACAGACCACAAAAACAACGGTTACTGATATAGACACTGGCCAAGTGAGGGGGGGTGTTACTGTTGAAACTGGAGGCGAGCAAGCTATTGAGAGCGATGCAAATGGGGACAACCCATTTTATGACGCCTCTAGGGGCCGCGGTGAAATCCCGTTTGTGTGGCTTTACAATATCAAGTCCAAAACCAGACCTATAGGGGTTTCAGACATAAAAGACGTAGCCTATATTGACAGGAGCATCATTACAAACCTATCTGAGGGTGAGGAAGTCATAACTTACGGTGCATTCCCTATGATGCGAAAGCCTATGGAGGAAATGGGCAAAGGGGCCTCAGGCCGCGGGGGTCAGGATGACGCGGGAGTTACCGCTATACTAGAATTTGATCCAGAGCACCCAGAATCTAAAGCTGATTGGTTAGAAGCTGCGGTAGCTGAACCCATTGACGCTATTTTGCGCTGGATTGAGCGCAAGGCTTCCGAAATCTACCGAACCACCAATATTGGGGGCATGGCCGCAACCGAAATTCAGAGCCAAGCCCGGTCGGGGGTTGCGCTGAAAAGTGAATTTCAGTTGCTTAATGGCAAGCTTATTTCAAAGGGAAATAATGTTGAAGAAAGTGAATTATCCATCAAGCGGTATTGGTGTATGTGGCAGAATCGACAAGATGCTTTTGCAACAATTAGTGTGGAGTGGCCCGAAACATACGATATTGAAAATTTAGCTGAAGATTTGGCCAATGCATTGACCTCAAAGACCTTGGTAAATAGCAAGTCTTTTCTGGTAGCAATTCAGAAAAAAGTGGCGCGTGCTATGCTACCGAATGCGGATAATAAGCTTTTGGCTGAAATTGATGGTGAAATTGAAGACGAAGCGGAAAATCCGAAACCCCCACCGATCAACGTTGCCCAAGTATTGGCAGATAATAATCAGGATGAAGAAGGGGACAACCCAGAAACAGATAAGCCTAGCCCACAGATGAAAGGTGATAAAGAGTAATGCCTCGTATTACCCCAATGACTAAGCATAAAATCATGTGTGGGAGTCCTGCACCTATTAATGAACGGTTTGATTTTCCGAATTGCACGTTTTTGGGGGGATTATCTGATCAACCATTTACTGCATTTTTCATTTGGGAAAAGTTTTTTATGCAGTACAAGGACTCGATAAAACGGTTTATCGAATTTGGGTGTGACCAGGGCAACACAAGCGTCTATTTTGCGCTATGGTGTCATCAAATGGGAGCCGATTACACGGGATTTGATAAGCGGGTAGCGGCGGTTTACGCCAATAGCCCGGTTAAGCGTTTAATCAAATTAAAGTCCCATATGCGTCTTGGCAATGGCTTTAAGAAGGCTAAAGAGGTCCAAGCCTTAATTAAACAACCAGGCCGCACCGTCATTTTCACGGATTGCATTGACAAGCCCTGGGAGTTTCAAAAATTTGCGCCTATGCTGAAAAAAGGAGATATCCTAGCGATCCATGATTGGGATAGAGCTATTTTTGATGAGTGGGTTCAAGACACAATGGACGCCATCAAGCCCTATAGTCTTCTATTCGAGAAGGAGCGAATTAAGCTTAAGACCCTGACCCGATTTTTCCTAAAGCAATAAATGCCACCCACCAAAGACGAAATAGAGGAAAAAGCGCAAGCCCTAACTAGGGAGCTCGACCAAGCTATTGAGGATACGCGAGGTGTCCTTTTAAAGACCATAGAACGGCTTGAGGCGCGCATCTTAGTTGCCTTCAAAGCTTTAAAGACAACACCCGCGGGGCGTCTTGTTGGTCCCCAAGTAGACTTAAAGCAAGCTCAAGAGATCCACAAACAACTTATTCAGTATTTTGAAGACAGCTACAAAGAAGGGGTTAAATCGATTGAGGGCTTTTCTACTGCGGCACAAGCCATCAAAGATAACTGGCTAGATGTTGACAATGCCATTGAGTTTACAGGCCTAGATAAGCAAATGATGAAGGTACTGGAAAAACAAAAGGTTGCAGAGTTTATAGAGTATGGCAATGCGGCGCGAGAGCGTATTGCAGGGGCGATGTATGACCATGTTGTGGGACATGGGGAGTTTAACGAGCTTGTGTCAGAAATGAGGGGTATTTTAGGCACAGGCCTGGATAAACGCGGGAATAATATGGCCAGGTATGCGGAGCTTTGGTCAAACGATGCGATTATGAATTTTCACCAAGCAGTATCCCATGAAAAAGCACGAACGGCAGATCTCCGCTCTTACATGTACTACGGCAACATTATGAAAACTTCGCGTCCATTTTGTATCGACCGGGCAGGAAAGGTTTTTAGCCGACAAAAGATTGAAAGTTGGAATGACATGCCGTGGAAAGGCAAGCGAGGACCCGCGTTTGTGTATCGTGGGGGTTGGAATTGTAGGCATCATTGGATCCCAGTCAAGCCCGAGTGGTTACCCGAGGGTGAAATACCAGTAGGCGATTATTTTGAAGAAAACAATCAGGAGATCCCGCGGGGGACTACATTACCCGACACCAAAAAAAGTGGGATAAAAACCAAAAAATAAAATCTAATAGTTGAACAAACCTAGCGGTATGGATACTATGGGGTACATATGACTAGTATGAATAGTTGTGCATACGGAGCGGTAACGCTTCGAGGTATCCATGCCAGTAATGGCAACAGGAGGCGTAAGCCATGAAAATGAAACTAAAAGTTGAAAACGACCAGGCGGTTCTCAGTGACGGGAAACCTGTCTATGTCATGGAGGACGGAAAAGAGTTTATTGCAGACGTTCCTTCGCTTTACTCAAAAACGTTGGAGCTCAAAGGGGAGTCCAAACGCTACCGAGAGGCCAAGGATTTGGCTGAATCTCGAGTGTCATTTTATGCCGATTTATTTCCCGACATGGACGTAGAGGCTCTAAAAGAGTGGAAGCAATCGGCAGACGCAGCAATGGACACTGTTAAAAATCTTGAAGACAAAAAATTATTAGACGCAAAAAAAGTGGAGATCATAAAAAATGAACTCCGCGAAGCGCACGACAAAAACCTGGCAACGGTAAAAAAGAGTTTTGCCGAAAAGGAAGGTGAGTATCGCGGATCCCTGTCAAAAAAGGACGAACAGATATTCAAGCTCATGGTAGGCAATGCGTTTGCTAATAGCCGGTTTTTCTCAGGCAAAGACCCTGTAACGCTTTTAACCCCGGATATTGCCCTAGCTGCGTTTGGTAACAACTTCAAGGTTAAGGAGCACGAGAGCACGGGAGAGCTCCAAATTGTGGGATATTATAACGGGACTGAGATCCTCAGCACCAAACCAGATCGGGTTGGTGAGATTGCTTCTATTGACGAAGCAATAGAGGTTTTAATTGACCGTTATCCCCAGAAAGACCGCATCATGGCCGCAGGCCGAAGTGGTAGCGGTGCGGGAGGTGGTGAGGGATTTGCGGGGGGCGGCAACGATGAATTAACCAGGTTACAAAAGCAATACAAAGAAGCACAGGCAAAGCATGATGCCCGCGCAATGATAACGATCCAAAACCGGATTTACAGCCTACAACGACAACAACCCGCATCCTAGTGACTATGGGATACATTCCTAAGTTGTTGTCGTTGTAGCCAAGGAAAAGGATGAAAACTCATGGCTAACACGAATGCGGCGGCAACTGTTTGGAATTGCCCAAATTACACCGGGGAGCTCTATTTAATTGGAGCAAACCAAACCCCATTTTTGAACATGATTGGTGGATTGCAGGGGGGGCGGGTAAAAACTGTAAGTGACTTCCAGTTCCCCTTAGCACAACCTTGGGCTTTGGAAAGTGCCAGCCAGCCAGCAATCACCGAAACGGCCAGCTTGACGGCACCTAACCCTTGGACTTACGTTCGTGGGCGGGATGTTAACACCTGCCAAATTTTCCAACGTCAGGTGTCTATCAGCTATGCGAAGCAAAGTGTCGTTGGCCAGGTTACCGCGGACGCGACCACGAAATTGGTTATGCTCGACCAGCAACCAGTGCAGAGTGAGCTCGATTTCCAAATTCAGGCTCATTTGCGTCAGATCGCAATCGATGCAGAGTATACTTTCCTAAACGGCGCCTATCAGCAGACAACCGCGGCTAATGTTGCAGCAAAATGCCGTGGTATTATTACCGCATGTTCGACCAACACGGTAAATGCTGCGAATGCTGCGTTGACGAAGGCCTTAATGGATAATTTGCTGCGCACGATGGCGGGCAACGGGGCAGAGTTTATCAACCCCGTGTGTTTCGTCAACGCACGGCAGAAACAAAAATTAAGTGACATTTACGGGTATGCCCCTCAAGACCGAAATGTTGGGGGATACAACATCAAGCAGATCGAAACCGATTTTTGTGTGCTGGGTGTTGTGTATGCCCCACGTGTTCCGACAACAACACTGCTGATTGCGGATCTCGATCCGTGCTCTCCCGTATTTCTGCCAGTGCCAGGCAAAGGCGTGCTGTTCTATGAAGAGCTATCCCGAGCCGGGGCCTCCACAAGTGGGCAGATTTATGGACAAATCGGCCTTGACTATGGTCCTGAAGAGTACCATGGAACAATCACAAACCTATCCGTTGCCTAGTTTATTCTAGGATATGGGATATCTTTTTTTGTTCCTTCAATGCAATAGGAGATCTAAATCATGGCCGGAAAACAAAAAGCAAACAGGCGGCGCCAAGTAGCGGCACACCCTGATTTAAATCCAGAGCTACGATGGTTTTTAGATCTTCTCAACAAAAAAGCAACCATATGGGGTACAACTTCAAGCACAACGTCAACGACTTCGACTACAACGACGTAAGATGCGCCTCATGAGGTGAGGAGATCTAGCGCATGGCAGGAAAAAATAATGCAAATAGGCGCCGGTTACTGATACGTAATCCAGGCGTAAATCCAGAGCTGCGGTGGTATTTGCAGCAACTAAACAGTAAATCAGGTGTGTGGGGCACAACCTCGAGTACAACTTCGACCACGACCACGACTACGACGACAACAACGGTAACAACCACAACTACACATACGACCACTACAACGACCTCTCACACCACAACAACCACAACAACACATACTACCACTACGACAACTACTCACTCTACTACTAGTGCAACTACTACTACGCAACAGGGGCAACAGACTACTAGCACGACGACCACTACGACAACTGCGACCACTACTACACTTACTACCACAACTACGACCACTACGACCACAACTACGACTACGACAGCTACTACAACCACTGTTGAGCAAGAATTACCTGAAACTACAACCTCGACCACGACGACCACGACCACAACCTCAACTACCACAACTGTTGCACCGACCACGACCACGACAACCACAACTGTTGCTGTCACAACAACATCAACAACTACTACTGAGGGTGAGTAATTAAGTTAATAAGGTAGAGAAAGATGAAAGCATCATGGGAAACAAGGTAACGTTTTTTACAAAATTGAGAGGATTAGCAACGGTCATATGGGACGGTGAGAATGACAGGCCTATGGTAGAATTTAATCGAGAAGGTTTGTTCTGCACAAAAGATCCGAATCTTGCCAAACAACTAAATGACATGGGCTATTTGGAGGTATCCACAGAGGAAATTACACAGGCAGGACTAACGTTACCAAACATTCCCGATAAGGATAAAGGGCCAGGAAAGGGTTACACTAACGAACCCGGTGGGCCTCCTGAGGGCATGCCAAGCGAAATAAGCGGGGAAAGCCCAATGGAGGCCTATCTTAAGGGATCCAAGAAAAAAGGGGAAGGAGCGGCAGCCAAGGGCCGCACAATCGTACAATAACCGTTTAGGTGAGTTATGGCTGATTATTGCACAAACAGTGATTTGACCGACGTTAGGCCAAAGATCCTTAGTTATGGGGTTTCAGATTGGGCAGATCAAATTGCCGAAGCAACTAGGGTAATAAATAGAGCGCTTGAGACGCGGTGGTATAGGCAAGCATGCCAAGAGTATGAGGTGGATTATCGAGAAATCCAGTTTGATGCTGATCTACTTTTGAACGCGGACGATCAACTTACTAAGTTGGGAGTTTATAAGACATTGGAAATTGCCTATAAGTATTTAATGAAAGATTCTCCCACCGAAGATGGTTTCCAAAAGCAAGCAGAGCTTTTTGCTAAAGAATATGCGGTAGAGCTCTCTGAAGTGCTTGCCCAAGGGTTAGACTATGATTGGGACGAATCAGGAGCACTTTATTACACTGAAAAACGCATGCCTCAAATGAGGCGGTTACAAAGAGTTTAGTGCATGGCAACGGGAGACGTAAAACTTACTGGTAGTGTTGAGCTAACTGCAAAGTTGGACGACATTAATCTAGCCCTAAGACACAATAAAAAGCTCATGGCACTTATCGGTAATTTTATGAAGCTCCAAACGTTGCAACGTACTGCAAAAGGTGTGGATGTTAATGAAATACCTTTTGTACCCTATTCGAAACCTTACGCCAAAAAACGTAAGGCAGCCGGTTTGCCTATTGGAAAGGTTGATCTGTTCTGGACGGGCAGCATGTTAGCCTCAATGACATATGTCCCCCAGGATGGGGTTGTGCGATTATACTTTATGGATACGACCGATAAATTTGGTATGCGTAATCCTAAAAAGGCGTACTTTAACCAAACATTTGGTGCACGATCTAAACGATCTAGAAGATTTTTTGCAATCAGTTTAAAGGATGTAGTTGCTATCGAAAAAATGGTGAAAGCATATATCGATAGCTACTTAAAGAGAATGGTGCGTAGTGGCAGCAAATAGTAAACGCGAGCAGATTTTAGCGAAGGTGAAAACAACCCTAGAGGCTGTTTCCTCACTAGAACATGTAGAGCGTAAACCTTTGCGCGATATGTCGGAACTAGAAGAGTACCCACAAACACAATTGCCACTGGCCGTTGTGCTGGGGGGCTTACCTACTCCGGTAGAAAAGGTGAGTGATAGAGATATCATTTTAGATCGTGTAAGGAGTGTTGTCACTGCCACCATTTTTGTTTACGCAATTGAAAACGACAATCCAGATACCAAAATAAGCACATTAGCTGACGATGTTTGGGCTGCAATTTACGACGATATGACTCTAGGTTTTGATTGGGTTATTGGTCTGCGAATTGTTCCTGATATTGAAACGGCTTTTTGGTATCCCTATGTAGCATTTAACATGCAAGTAGAGATTACCTATTTGCATGGTAAAGGAGGCATTTAATAAATGGCAACCCCACATTCAGTCAATAATTACACGATCTCGAAAGGGGTTTTGTCAATTGCAGCGTGGTCAGGTGACAGCATTGGCACTTACCACGATGTAGGCAATTGCCCCAGTATGGAGATTGAACCAACCATTGAAAGATTGCCCCACTACTCCTCGAGAAGCGGTGCAAGGGTTAAAGACAAAAATCCGGTTATTTCTACGGAGTACATGGTTAGATTTGACCTTGACGAGATCGCCGCAGAAAACCTTGCCAAATTCTTGCTTGGTAGTATTACGGGCAACAATTTGGTCTATGCACTTCAAGACACTGACAATGAGTATGCCTTACGGTTTGTCGAAAATAACCCAGCGGGACCGAATAAAACTTGGAATCTATGGAAAGTGTCTCTTTCTCCCGGTGGTCCTTTGCAGCTAATTGGTGATGGTACAGCATGGGCAGTAATGAGCCTGCAAGGTGAGGGTTTGGCTGATACTAAAAATCACTCATCAAGTCCCTATATCACTGTTACCTATGCAACGACCACGACGACCACGACGACCACAACTACAAGCTAACTGTAGTTTACTTATCTGTAGGTGTATTTATGCGCAAGCTTGAAACCATAAAGCTAGACGACAGAGAGATCACGATCAAGGAATTGACCGTAAAACAGATCATAGAGATCGGGGAGAAAATGGCAAACCCCGGTGAGGATAAAAAGGAGTCAAGTGACATTGATATTTTAAAGGATGCTTTCAAAGAACACCTGGCACTAGGTGTTGAAGGCGTTTCATTTGATGAATTGATAGAACTTGCCCCCAGTGAGATAAAAGTGCTCTATGAGAAGTTTAAGGAGGTCAACAAGGTTTTTTTCGAAATAGCGCAGCAAGTAGGGATCCTGAACTTGCTGCAAAAAGTAAAAATGGAACTCCAAGCCAGCTTTTTAAAATCGCTTGCAGATTGATACAATCGGGGCATGTTGATTGCCTACAATACGGATATAGTTATTTCCTGGTTGCGTACAATGAATACATCCTGATTAGACACGAAGCGCAACGGGATCGCGCTATTAGTAACCGTATGGCCTATCATGCCTCGACAAAAGACTGGCGGCAATACCTAAGGGGTAAATAAAAAAAGGGGGCCATATGGCAGCTACAGACCGTCTAAATATCAAAATAACCCTTGATAACGCCGCTAGCAAAGGGTTAGATCAAGCAAAATTCTCGATCAATGAGTTGAGCAAGGCTACTGCGTTAGCTTCCCGGTCAATGCGTCGTTTTGCACAATCCGCAGTGAGCTCAACCGATGGATTAGCACTTCAAATCCAAAACGTAGCTAAGAACATGCGCGTTTTGGGTAAAGCTTTAAATGACGTTACCAAAAAAGCAGAAATTACCTCAGATAAAATAAACAACTTTCATACCTCTTTGAAAAACAGCAGTGCTAATGTGGGTAAGTTTTCCATGTCGTTGGGAGGTCTGCAAGGCAAACTTGGAACTCTAGCTAAGACTTTGTTTAGTTTCAAAGGATTGATTGTAGGGGTTGGTGCGGGAATGCTGGCAAAGAGTTTTATCAGTGCTGCGGACGCCGCGGAAAACTATAAGGTGCGTTTAAGGGTTGTGTTGCGTAGCCAGCAAGAGGCTAACCTCATGTTTAAGGAGGTAGGCGACTACGCAAGCACAGTAAGTTTTGAATACAAAGACCTCTTGGAGGCCTCAACACGACTTGCAGGTGTTATGGAAGGGGGTGCGGCAGAAGTAAAAAAATACTTGCCTGTTATTTCGGATTTAGCGGCGGCAACGGGTATCGGTATACAAGAGGCGACTGGGCAGATTATCAGGATGTATTCAGCCGGGGCAGCAAGCGCAGACCTATTTAGAGAGCGTGGCGTGCTTTCCATGTTGGGGTTTCAGGCGGGGGTAAAATATACCGCAGCCGAAACCCGTAAACAATTGATCAAGGCTTTTGAGGATCCGACGAGCAAGTTTAGAGACGCATCAAAACTATTGGCCTCTACATGGGGAGGCTTAGTCTCTATGATGGCCGATAGATGGTTTCAATTTAAAAATTCCGTTATGGACTCCGGCCTATTTGAATACATGAAGGTAGCCTTAGAGCTCGTTTTGCAATATGTAGACAAGCTCAAAAATGAAGGGAATCTTGACGAGTGGGCGACAAATCAGGGGCGTACTATTATCGAGGTATTTGCGGTAATTGCGCAAGCTGCGGGGTGGATTACCGATATTTTTAAAGGTTGGGTCATTATTTGGCAAGGCGTTAAAGTAGCTATGGCTGTTGTAGGTGAGGGTGTTATCTGGCTTGCCAAAGCATTCAACCAGTTATTCACCTATATGTATGATGGTTTGGAGTTACTTGTTAAGGGCGCAGCAAAGGTTGCCGATAAGTTACGTTTTGCGCTTGGCGATAGACCAGCAAATGATTTAAAAGGGCTGGCTAATGGATTTCGTGACATGGGGGATAGTCTACGAGATCTTGATAAGCGTTATGATGCCCACATTGATAAATTAAGAGCAGTTGTCAAACAAAGTGTGTTCAACGTAGGTCAATTGGGTGATCAACTAAGCTATCATGAGAGGATAAAAAATGCATTAAAAGAAATTGATGCTATTGTAGCAAAGCGTAAGTTTATTAGAGAAGCTAATGCGTGGGGACCATTTCAACCTACAAGCACTGGTGCTGGGGGTGGTGGTGATAAAAAAGGCAAGGCTCCCAAACAAGTAACAGACCTCGAAAGACTTAGAGCGGAGCTTGCCGAAGTTAACGCCATAGCAAAAACGCAGCTTGCCCAACTTGACGCTAATTTCGCAGCATTTGGTAAGGGCCTCGAATACTACGACCTGCGTATTGAAAAATCCAAGCAAGCCTTCAAAGATGAAATGATGTACTTGGAGGCGATGAAGGAAGCTGCAAAAAAACCCAAAGAAATATTTAGGGCCGAACAGGATATTATCCAGCTACAACAAAAGCACGCCCAAGAATTAATCGACTTGGAGCTCCAGCGTACCCAGGCCATTGCAGAACGCATTAAGAAAGAAAAAGAGGCCTTGGCCGCAGAACAGGCCGGGAGAGCTCAAGCCCAAGGAATTGTGAGGGGGGCAACGGGACGCGCTACTTTTGCAGCGGGGGGGTTGACGGAGCAATTTAACCAGCAACAAGCAGAGCTCAAGACTCGTCAAGAGGAGGAACAAAAACAACTCCTGGCACTTAAGGAAAAGGGCTATGCTGACGAACTAGACGCGTTTAAGCTACATCAAGCTCATATGCTCGAGCAAGAAAAGCTTAATGCAGAGCAACGCAGCAAATTGGTAGGCACCTATTTTAGCGCTACCAAATCGGTTTTAGGCAATGTTAGCAGTGCTTTCCAAGATTTCTACAAGGCAACTGGGGAGCGTCACAAGGAATTTTTCCATATCTATAAAGCTGCTGCGGTAGCCGAAACTATTATCGGCACATACCAGGCGGCACAAGATGCCTACAAAGCACTAGCTGGAATTCCCTACGTAGGGCCTGCGTTAGCTGCGGCGGCAGCGGGCGCCGCAATTGCTGCGGGTGTTGGACGGGTAGCCGTTATCCGGGCGCAGAAAATGGCTGAAGGCGGTTTGGTGGGCGAAAGCCAGGACGTAACGGGAGGTGGGGCTATTATGGGATATAGCCCCCATAGCCGAGCAGATAATGTTCCTGTACACGCTACCGCAGGCGAATATATGCACCCAGTCTCGACCGTCAGACACTACGGTATGCAAGCTATGGAGGCAATCCGACAAAGGCTTATTCCTAAGGAGGTTATTAGTCAATTTATTAATCCAAACCTTCGAGTACCCGCGGGATCATATCTTGCTGGCGGGGGTATGGTAGCCACAGGAGGTGTGGGAGCAAGTTATAGTATAAATGTACCCGTATCAACTGTTGATACGGTTGACGGTTTAGCAGGACGCTTACAAGGTGCCATAGAAGGAAC